TGTGGTCCTCTCCGTTCGCTCGTGTTTTTTTTTTTTTTTTTTTTTTTTTGAATCACGTTGATTTACGGCCTCGCGCAACGAATGTCAACGGATAAAAGTGAGCGGCCTCAATAACTTTGAGTATAAGCCTTCTCATTTCGGAGATTTGCTAGGTCATGCCAATGATAGAAATCACGGGATATGGAAATTTGACCATGTTGAGTTTCGGGACATCCACTAATTTGCAACACATACTTCCAATTAGGGATACCTTCAACAATTCCAGTGATACTATGCTTACGCATACGGGCCTGAATATCATCATCCATGGTGGGATCACCATTTAAATTGATATTGAAATCGTCAATTTTATGATTCTTTTCTTCTTCAATTTTGGCTTTAGCAAGCTGATAAGCATAAGAAACAGCACGATGAATTACTGGATTTGTACCAACAGTATAGGCATAACCAATACACTTAATAGCAAGATTTTCCAGAGTCAAGGTCTTAATGCTGTCAACAAACAACTTAGGCAACACATGCCAAGAAGGTCTGAAGAAAACAGGGTGCATACATGATACACCATTAGAATTGCAAATTGAACATTTCCACCAAGCAATTTTGAATTTCAAGAATGACGGGACGTCATCCTGATCTTCAGGCAACGCTTCTTTTTGATCATAAGATTTTATCATTCCGAGAGAAACTTTAGAACAAATTTTGAAATTCTCTTTCTTAATCGTCATGTTAAACATCTTTATGAACAATTCACGGTACCTTTCTCCATCAAAAACAGGAAACATTTCTCGGAATAACGCAAGCAACACGTCATCACCGAAGAATTTTCCACGAACCTTACCCTTCCCGACCGCTAAGACGACAACAGCAAGTCCATACATCTCGGACAAGACCATCAATTGCATGACAAGATTTACGAAGGTATTGAGGAACGAAGTTTCAAATGTACCACTAACCATACCGCCTATCATTACGTAAAATCCTTTTCCTGAAGGGCAGGAAACGACCTTAACATTCAAGGTTTCTAGTATACGCATGGCAACAAGATAAAAGACGAAAGGAATTCCCATCTCGCCATCATCCTCTTGCTCCATGTTTGGGTACTTAAAGAACTGCATAAGACCACGTGTGCACGTATTTAACATAAATGCACGAACCCTCATATCGTATTTAGAAAAATCAGCTTCAATTATCCACCAGAGCAAAATTAACAACGATTCCAAGTCAGCAACATCCTTAGGACACATAAGTTCACGGTCCCATGGAGTGACATTTCCAATACTAAAAAATTCGTAAAGGAAACGTTTGCAAGAATCGCCATTATAAGTTATTCCAATGGCATTAGGCTGATTGTCATACGGAGTACCAATTCCACCACACCCAGCAAAAGGCGCATAGAATGGTTTCTTGAACATAAATGACAATTGATTGTCTATAAAGAAAATTCGCTCACCAGGCGAATACACCCACTTACCTTTAATATAGTCACCACATCGGATTTCAAGCTTTATTTGAGATTGTTGAACGTTAGAGAAATCTTTTCGAACTTCAGGCATAGCATCTGCCAAAGTCTTATATTTCTGCCAACTCCTAACACACTTCATATACTTACTAGTCACAACGTCAGCAAGTTGATCTTTCTTCAAGCCAGTATTCTGAGTCTCAATAAAAAGACCAGGACCGGCATTTGGAAAACTTTTAGTGACATATAACTTATTAGTATAATCTAGTATGGGCAACGAATTAGCTTGAATTCCGGGGACAATCAAAGCACGAGCAATGGGTAACAAAGTAGACAAATTCTGCATTTGAGCATAAGTAAGAACATCACCAGCAGTCTTGTTAACAAGATTATCCATAAGTTTCACAACTCCAGAAGGATCATGACCAGCGGCGTGAGCCCAATGAATACCAACCTTACCGTCAGGCAAGTTGCAGTAGATATAACTAGGACATTTAGGACACTTGGGAGCGGCATATTGATCGCCAGCATTCACCAAGTTTCCATAATGCCTAATACAGATAAAGTGATTATTTTCACACTTATATCCAGCCTTAAGCTGACTACCAC